TTTTCCAGGAACCTAATCGGCGTGGCAAGAACCGACCCAAGACCAACAAAGAAATCATGAAGCTGATTACCACTCTTCAAAGCTTTATCTACCGAGACTAGGAAGTCACCAATGTTCCCGGTAAGATTTAAGAAACCTCCACCACCCTTGCCCACTGCGGCAAAGAGTTGACCGAAGACTGTAAATATACCGCTGATAAGTTGCTTACCAATATCGAGAATCGCAAATAGACCAGCAAACGTTCGCTTCAGATTGTCAACAGTTTGTGCACTGGGCATAAGCGACTTCATGAAATTGTCAAACGCCCTGGTCATGTCGACAAGTCGCTGAGCTGTCTCAGGCGGAAATATCTCTCGGAAAGCAGCCTTGATAGGCGCCATAACTGCACCGAGGTCTTTCCAAGCCTGTTTCAGCCCATCAATCAGGAGCGTACGACCGCCAAGCTTGGCCCAACCCTCGAGAAGCCTGTTCAAATCATAGATAGGCTTTGTGAGGGCATTCTCAGCGACATTGTGAATAGCGCTGAAGAGTTTGGTCGCACCATTGATATCGCCAAATATAGTCTTGAAGATAGCCGCCCATGCAGTGGCCACTTCCTCTTTCAAGGCCTGTGTCAACTGCGTCATCGTCTTGATGTTTACTGCCGCGCCAGATGCTGCTTTGGCTATCTTCTCAATATTCTTGATCTGTGCATCTGTATAACCCTCGGCCTTCAACTGGGCAGTCGTCATGTCCCCAGTGAAACCCTTGAGCGTAGTTGTCAGAACCTTACTGGTAAGCCAACCACTCTGCAATGACTGTCTGAACGAGTTACCTGAAGCTGTCCATTGATCAAAGGTCTCGCCCACCTTGGCGTTCTTGATGGTGTGCATAGCGACGCCTGTGTCATACAGGGCCTTCTGGAACACCTTACCACCCATACCAGCGTTGACTACCGAGTTCCAGTCCTGCAATCTTGTAGTACCGGAGGCAATAGCCTGTGAAAGCTGATACATCGCTGTCGAAGCCTGCTCAGAAGTTGAGCCGGACAACGCAGCCAGGTTGGCGATACCCTTGATCGATGCCGTCGACGTCTTCAAATCCACACCGGCAGCCGTGAAGGTACCGATGTTCTTCGCCATCTCAGAGAAGTTGTAAATCGTCTTGTTCGCGTAAACGTTCAGCTGGTTCAGGGCCGCATTGACCTGATCCAAGCCTTTCTTACCCGTAAGACCTGTGTTCGCCAGAATTGTCTGAACAGCGTTGATCTGAGTCTCATAGTTGTGAAACCCAGCTACGATCGGATCGATAGTTAGAGATTTGGCGAATTGGAGACCAGCGTTAACAGCTTTGTTGACAATATTGGTGAGAACCGTAAGAGCAACAACTGATAGAGCAGAGAATTTACTCTTGATAGCGTCGATAGCTCTTGCTATAGGATTGAGGTCGACCTTTTGTGCAGAGGCGCTTACATCATCAAAACCTTTTCCCGCATTCGGGAAACTAAGCGCTGACTTCAATTTCTCCAACGCCCTGATAGCAGAGTTCACACCAGATTCAAACTTACTAGATTCGAAACTCATTGCTACAACTTTGTCATCAACAGTAGCCATTAGACTTTGGTCACCTCCTTCCAAGCTTCAGCCGCTATTCGGTCAAATATAGGTCTTATCGCAGGCATAATGTAATCTCGCCCTTGAACGTACCCACCAGTTCCCGTACCATGCCCATATTGAATGAGAACAGCTATCGGTTTGCCCTCGTGGACATTACGATTGTGCCAGCGTATCGAGTAATATCCTCTACGTTGAACTATCTCGTAATACCAAGAATCAGCTGTCAACCCACTACGCCTTGGTGTAGCATTCGACAAAGCGTTCACACCTAACGTGCCATACCTGTTCAGAGTAGCGTACAAATTATCGTGACTGAGATGTCTCAAATATCGTTCTGTATTATTGAAGGAACCTCTCTGTGTGATTTCAATCCCCATACATCACCTTACTGAGCAGTAAGACGAATGACGACAGTTCCTGGATCTCCAGCAACTCTCCTACCTGCAGAATTACCATACGTATAAGGCAATCCGTTCAGAGGAGAAGTCTTTCCTCCACCAGCTCCTCCAGGAACAGTAATCAGTGAACCACTTTGAGGATCGTTATCCGGAGTATCCCCCGGAGCATAAACTGACAAATCGCCAGGGTCGTATGCTCCTCGTCCACCTGATGTGGCTGCATTGCAAGTCGTTCCACCGGAGCCGTATTTGCCAACGCCACCTGCTCCGCCGCCTCCTCCTTGACCAATGAATCCAGTCCATGTCCCATCTACTCCATTCGTACCAGCAATACCAGGACCAGCTGCCGAAGGTGTACCAACGGCTCCTCCAGAAGCTCCACCTCCAGCGTTGGTGCGATTTCCTACTCCACCATCGCCACCATTTGCCGATGTAGTAATTGTAAGAGAATTCGACTGAACTCTCTTACCACCTTTACCACCTGAAGCCTGACATGTAGTACCATTGAACGATGAATATCCGCCATCACCACCATCAGTGGTATTACCAGGATTGGAAATATCTTCAGTACCAAGAGTGCCACCTGCACCAATAACAACCGGGCAAGAAGCTGGCAACGCTGATAGAAGACCTTGTACCCGATGAAGTCCTCCGCCACCACCAGCTCCACCATAACTTCTGATCAGAGTACCTGTGTTGGCAGTATCGATACCTCCACCCATACCTCCTCCGCCGCCAATGCAGATGACGTCGAAATCGGTATAACCCATTTGCATATACTTTGTAGTGTCAAAATTCTGATTAATATTGAATTTTATAACAATCGGATCTGGTTTGACTAGACTACCAGCGAGCTCGAATCTCATTACTTGACCTCTGCAGTATAACCACCCACAAGATATAGTGTATTATTCGTACCTGCTGAATCAGTTCTCGCTTGCAATACAACTGAATGCACGCCAGGCGGAACTCTTTTCGCGGCACGAACAGGCACATTAAATGGCTGGCCTTGCATGGACACATTGGCAGCTGATTGATATGAATGATAATCTGTTGTGCCAGGAGCTATACCATCAATAAGCCAACGGATAAATATGTTATAAGCAGGCGCTGAACTTAAGAATACTGTCAAATCTGCATGGCAAACCAGAAGTCCACTACCATGCACAATTGTACGAGTATTAGCACAATCTTGATAAGTTGCAGTCCAACTTGGTGGATTTGCCGCAGTTGTAAGTATGAGTGTACTAGCATCAGTTTTGCTTCTCATGATGCCACCTTCAAATCAACTTGCGCGTTGGAATCAAGAGAATCAAAGATAGCAAATAGATTATTTGAATCCATTGCTTCTATGTGATCTCCAGCATTCTTCGGTGACGGAGTAAGTGTTTGTGATCCTTTGGAATACAATGCTGTAATTTGCTCAGTAGTTAAAGCATAACCACATACAAACACGCCGTCAATCTGGCCAATAAATCCAGTTCCTGTGCCATCAGGATATAGACCAACACGGAAACGATTAGCTCCGCCTAGTGCAATAGCGCTTATAGCTGTAACAACACCCACTACTTTTCCATCAACATAAAGTTTTTGCTTAGCACCATCAAGAGCAGCATTATCTTCAACCGCAACAATAAAATGCCATAGACCATCAACAATATTTATACCTGTAACTAGAGGAGAAGCACCGCTCTGAGCATACAGAATACCACTAGTCAAACCGAGTTGTGCACCGGAAGCAGATGATCCACCGCTCCCCCAGCCAATTATTGCCGGAACACCAGTGCTTTGTACTGTTTTAACCCAACAACCATACGATCTTGGATTCAAACCAATAGGAAGATTAGCGTCAGTTGCAGATAGATTCTGCGTTCCACCAAAACCAAACGCGTTTCCAGCAGAGCCATCAACACCAGCTTCTGGTGGGGCTCCACCATTATTGGTCAATGCCACAGCATTAGAACCTTCGTCACCAAGTGAACCAGCTGAGAAGTTATGCAAACGCAAGGGTTGAGTTGAGAAATCAGCAACAGCAAATGACGGGCCTTTACGCCGACGACGAACATTGAGCGTAACACGAGATGGAGCAGAACCTAATGTATGGCCAATCTTTGCACAGTACAGATTACGAACTTGATCTTCAGATAGTACATCTGCTGTTACAAATGCTTCATCCACACGACCATAGTGTGCAATAGAAGCATTATTACCCGCATCTGCACCACGAGCACCAATATTCAGAACCGATCCGCCAGGAAACAATGATGGTGAAGATGGCTGTATCAATGCTACATCAAGAAAACCATCCACATAAATTTTAAAGAATGTTCCATCAAAAGTTCCCACAGCAAAATGCCAGCGATCATCGGCTACATCAGTAATGCCTGCACAGTTCATATTATTAGCAGTACCATCACTGCTTCCACCAATGTTTACACCAAAAGTTGTATTATGAATAAACATTGTGAAACACTGTTGGCCCGCTGTACCAAATTTATCTATAAGCATACTAAATTGGCCACGACGAGCTACCTTGAACCAGCAGCCAAATGAACCTGTTCTAATTCTAAATGGATCAGCTGCACCAGTATCAGAAATATACAGAGCTTGTGCTACTGCTCCAGTAAATTGCGCAGCAGTGTTTGCGGCTCCACTTATCCCAGGTGCAAATCCGACAGCACCCTTATTGTTGAGAGCTCGCCCATTACCACTCGCATCGCTCAAATCAGAAAGATTCCACAAACCAAGAGGCGGATTAAGACCCATGTTAGTGAAATCAGCCGCGGTAAGTTGTCGACCAGCACGAATATTATTGATAAGACCAAGATCCAACACAGGCTGTGCCGTAAGGACAGAAAGCATTGTCCCAGTTGGGCCTGGAGGTCCTGGAGGTCCTGTCACACTTCCCGCGTTGATCTGCGAACCATCGTGCTTAGTGAGAATCAGATTACCACTCGCATCAACATCACCATCGATAACTGAGGCACCTTCAATTGCCAGCATTCGTTCAGCAGTAAGACCTGTAACTGTAGTCACATTTCACCTCCTCAGTCATCTGGGTTTGTGCTCGAAATGGTGTACGTAGTGGCATCCAGATATGTTGCATTTGCATGATCGATCTGGAACGTAGTATCATCAATCATAGTAATATAAGTATCCGACTCATCGATAGCAGACCACGTACCATCACCATGATCAATGATGATAAGTGAACCAAGATAACCGAAGATTTCTGCAATCTCGTCTATCGAAGGGAGATGTGGGGCACTATCCGAAGTCCCATAGAGAATATCCTCCAATGACTTGAGAAGATCAGGAGGAGTATCTTCCGAATCAATCGAAATATGAATAGTCGGTCTGAACTTTTCGATCTTGGGAGGAGTTCCGGTCAACACCCAAGAAAATTCAATTGGCTGATTCATACCACCGGTAAGTGAGGTGAACGCATAAGTGTCAGGATTGGCAATGAGATTGTAAAGAAGATGGATCTTGTACCCGTGCTCGACACCTTCTAGATCATTGCCCACTCTAGTCCTATACGAAAGATTGAAGCTTTTTGATGGCTGATCGTAATAAGCCAAACCGGGAGAAACAGTTGCAATCCCGTTCACTTGATCAAACTCATCTGGATAGGTATAAGCTTTGAGTTTACCGGTAAAATCCCCCGGGGTTAAATTGTCCAAATACTTTACTCCATCGAGATAATACGAAGTCAGAGTTGAACTATCTGTATCCTCGATAGAAGTAAGTCCATTCCAAGCCACAGCAGTGCCATCATGAAGATAGAGAACTCCACGATCAACACCAGTTTGATAAATTCGTTCACCTACTTTGTCCCAAACAAGAGTTGCCATGTCACCCCCTTTCATCCAGTAGTGTTAAACTGGGCTCTACGTTGAGCATTGAGTTCTCTGTTCTGAGCTGCGATCTGTGAGCGACTCATCTTCTGTGGCTTACCCTGCTTGATACTGCAAACTCGGATCAAAGTGAACAAACGATTTAGATGCCATCTCTCGCATTCAAATGGAATGTTGAAAGCAATCATCCAATAATAGATAACCTCTGAAGTAATTACCTCTCGACTCTTTGGTGCACCTGGCATTTCACTGAACCAAGTGGCAGTCATCTTTGCGTCGATGTATTCATTAATTTCTGTAATGTTACCTTCAGAGAGTTTCTTGAAAATTTCCTCTGGAACTTCAGGAGTCAACGTCATAGCCTTGATGTACCCAACAACTTCATCAATCGTCTTCTCGGTGTTACCCAAGAAAGGCTTCTCGTAGATTGACTCCCATTTTGACAGTGAGACCAAAGAATGCTCTAGCTCCAAAACCACATCGTCTCGAGTGGTGAATTCTTGACTCCGTTCATCGAACATCTCGACACCTGGAACTACAATAGTGAGCATCCTCTGGCCTCCTGTCTGGCCCCTATCACCTCCTCCTAATAATCAAACGTCCAGTCGTCATCTCCCTCGATGACATGACCAGACTGCGGAGTGGCCTTGACATATGAAGACTGGCCAGCCGTCATAGCAGGCTGAGCTCCTGCCGCTGCGTCGACATCGTTGATTGTCCAATCGACTCCAGCAACTGCCGGAATCGTGACAACGTGAGTGCCCGAATCGTAAGTCGGAGCGTTGGCTCCAGTCAACCGCACCGGGGTAGGAGCGGTGCCACCGAACAGAGCAATGACCTCGTCAGGAAGAGGAAGTCGTGCTTCGACTCCTCCTGTTCCGTACAGGATGTCTTCCAGATCGGCCAATGTCGCAGCATCGACCTTTGTCGAATCGACAGTCACCAGAGCAGTCGGCTTCAACCCACTGGTACTGACCGGAACAGGCGAGGTGGTAATCGTCCAGCTGAATGAGATCGCAGCTGGCTGATCGTTGATCGTGCCATAGGCTCGATCCGACGGAGCCGCCTGAGCTCCGTAGATCATGTGCAACTTGTACCCATGGTCTGTTCCATCGATGTCGTTACCGACACGAGACCGGAAACTCAGCCCAAAGACCTTACGACTCTGCTGACCAACCGTCAAACCAGCCTCGACGACAGCCGTACCATCACATTGGGCGAACTCATCCGGATAAGTAAATGCATCGATCGTCCCACCAAACTCCTCGGCGGCAATCAGATTCAAGTACTTGATGTTGTCTGCATACTGCGGGTTTGCGGCAGCACCAGATGGAGACTCTGTAACAGTCACGAGACCATTCCAGGCAACGCCAAGATCGTAAGCGCCAGTTTCGTCTGGAATATAGAGGACTCCGTGGTCTACACCTGTTTCAAACAGACGCTCACCAACCTGATCCCATTTCAGGGGTGCCATTCGTTTCCTTTCCCTTAGAAGAACAATCTGTAAACATCGTGGTTCAGGTTATCAGCTGTAAAAAACCGATTGAATAGACACATCGGCATCGAAGCCACTTTACCTGGAATATCACTATCAGGATCTCGATCAATTACCGTAACCACATACCTCAAAGTGTTATTATACGGAATATCATCTGCAAACTTAGTCTCCGCATAATCACGTTGGTAGATAATGCATGGATACTCCAGGGCTATGTTCTCTGGAGGCTGAAAATATACATTATCAGCGAACGACGTGAGGATTTCATGGAGCTGCAGGCGTGGGGCCATTATATACCTTCCCTAGTCGCAGCAGCAGGCGAGGGACCTGGACTTCGACACTGTCAATAGTCCATAAAGTCCCCGCCCATTCCACGTAACGAATAGCAAAGAAATGTTCATTGGCATACGCATCAGCCACAATACTGATCGAGTTTTGAACACTGAGATCATCGTTGAGAAATTGTCCTTCACGGAGTTCTCTCGAATTACGAACGACATCACCATAATATGGGTATTCAACAATCTCATCAACCCACACGCCAGGTGCGGATTCTACGTTTTCACCATAGCCAACTTTGCCAAAGAACCTTGCCATCGAGAACCTACCTTTTTGCTAGTTCTCGTTCGTAAATGTCCACTCGTCGTCGACGTTGTTCTCGAAGTAATGGCTTGCGTCAGCCGGAACAGCGTAGATCTTGAGCGACTGGCCAGAAGCCAATACAACCGGAACAGCAGTGGTCACAGTGGCGTTGGTGTCTGCCCGCTTGTAAGTTGCACCTGCAACCGTGGGCACAGTGATCGTCGTCCCATCAAAGGCAGGCTCGGTCGGAGTCACAAGCGTAGCCGAACCAGCAACTGACTTGAGAACCAGAGCAGAGCGAATCTTCGTAAGGGCACCGGAAACTCGCGTCTCCAGCAAGTACTTGTACTGGTTGTAGTCGATGTCGAAGAAGTCGAAGAAGTTGACCTCTCCACCCGCGTCGGTACCAATCGTGTAATCCGTCAGATTCACGACAATACCGAGAAGGTCAGGCTCATCTTCCAGAGCCTGACAAGCGACGATAGCCGAGACACCCATTTCAGAGGCAATATCAGCCACCGTGTTGTAGATGCGACGACCCAGCGTGTCACGAACAAGAAGCATGGTCGTGATAACCGGCAACGTCGTGTAGAACGTCGGTGAACCCGAGCCCTTGTAGAGCCGCATTGACCGAATAACCTCGTCCACGAGCTCGGACGGGCTTGAATTCGCATCGGCAAGATTGACGTTGACCGTTGCGGCATAGAGATCATCGTCATTCATGATCGAGCGAATACCAGCTCCCTGAGGAGCACCAACTGGATCCAGAATATGATCCTCGTCAGCAGGATCACGACCGTCACCGATGAGAACTGCTCGAGCAAGCTCCTCGTCCAGCATGAGACGCATCTCACCTTGGAGCCAGGTCACGACATTGAAGTCCGTGATGTCGAGAATATCGTCACGATCCAATTTCTGCTTCTTGTAGATCGTGGTCGGCGTGGTGATACGCTTGGACGCACTGATGAATTCTTCCTTCTTCAGGTTGCCCTTGATGTATCCCTTGGCTCGAGCTTCGTCGAAGGTCAGATCGGCGACCAGCGACTTGATTCGAGTGAACGGTGACTTTCTTGCTCCACCGAGGACACCCTTGACCCACTCAACCCGTCGACTATCAAACTCCGGCGTGTCGGTGATAGTGCGAACTTCCGGGAAGAGAACATCGATGTTCTCGATACCGTGCTTGAGGGCATAAGCCTCTACAGCCTGCTTCAACGAACCGATACGCTGAGCGTCTGCGAAGATACCCTTCATAGCGTCATGAGTAAGGGTGTGGTTCTCCTCCTTCTTGGCACCCGTCTGCTCAAAGACGTTGCGGGTCATGCGGCGTCCTTCCTTTTCATTGTCGTCGTGGACCAGTTCCTTCTTCCCCGACTCATCGTCGGAAGAATGCGATGCATCATCGCCACTTTCACCTTCGAGCGCTGCGCCGACCATGTAATGAACAACAGCTTGCTGCTCAGGCGTCATCGAATCGTAGACTTCCTGAACCGTTGTGCTGTTCTCGACGTCGTCCTCGACATCACCAGTATCCGCGGGATCACTGGAAGAGCCGTCAGCGTGGTTGAGTTCCAGACCTGTGTAGATAATGGCCTCATCTTCCAACGTGACCACATCACCATCTGCGTGTGCGATCGAAATGTTGTCGATAAGAGCACCAGGATTGGCTCCCGACAGAACCAGGCTTACCTCACGAATGAAACCATGAAGAACAGCCTTCGCCTTCTCAGTCAGCTGATTGGCATAGATAGATAGAGACGTGATGTCCTTGTGACCCACCAGAGTCTTGGCATTCTTCGCAGCATCCGTGTCATTGAAGTAACCGTAGACGTAAACACCATCATCACGGTTCTCCAAAACTCCATGACCGAGAACATTCCCCGGTTCACTGTGAGTATGTTGCCAGACCAGTGGAACAGTCGTCTTGTCCTGATGCGCAAAGGCATCTTTCATGATCGTTCGGCCGTCTGAACACTTGAGACCAGCCTTCGTGGCATAGCCGCTGAAGTCAGGCTTGGCCTTCTCTTCCATTTTGAATGCTCTCTTTCAGTTTTGGATCTCGGCCTGTCAGCCGTTCTTAAGAGCTGCCACTTCCATTACTAGAACTATTACCATTAGACGAACCAGCACCAACAGGTTCCGCATCGGGTGAATTTGGTGAACTGGATACTTGCGAGAAACCAGAAGGTGTCTGACCTCGAATGTTGCTGTTGATCAACTTGTCTGCCTTCGGATCCTTGGCTGGCCTAATTCCAATGATCTGTCTGATTTCATTTGCAGACAAGATTTCGTTACGGCTAAACACATCCGCAATCTTGGCAATGTTCTCAATCGGAATCAACCTGAACGGATCGCGGAAGTACATGACTGTTTGCTGTTGTGTCCGAGCAGTCTTTGTCAGGAACGAACGAGACATTGCTTCAGTAATGGCTTTGAGCGTTGGCTCAATTGTCCGGTTCCAATAATTCAGCATTGTCTTCTCGTCAGCTGTACCATTCATTACCGCATCAGTCAAACCGAGTTGGCTATAGAGCATGTTCGTCAAATACTCGATTTGAGTCAAGAGATTGTTCTCTGCAGGACGATTCAGCTGAGTGATTCGTTCAGTTCCATCCGTATAGGCAATACCGTACTGACTACCTTTGAGCTGAAACTCGATGTCCTTCCGACGCTGCTCTGCTTGTTGACGGCGAGCCTCTGATTTGATCACATATGGGAGCTGAATGATGAGATCAAGTTTCCCAGAAGCAGATTGATCATCTACAGCATCCAATAGATTCAACTTGTAAAGCAAACGTTGCAAAGTCGAGTTCGGCTCATTCATCACAGAGAACAATGGATTCTCAACGATAGCCACTGAAGTTTTAGGAAGGGTAATCTGTTGCCTGATACCAAGAGCTTCGTTATACAGCCACACTTGTACATGCTTGGGATACCATTGCGTAATCTCGCCAACACGCATGGTCAAAATATCGTACCCACCAGGATTCATACCTGGATCAATCGATGTATCGACTGGAACAATCGCAACGACACCTTTGTCAAATATAGTCAAAGCTACATCCAGACGAAAAGCCTGAGCCGCTTGATCGATGTTAGCCTCGACGGTAAGACAATTGTTCAGACCACTTTCTATGTCGTCAACATACCGATCTTGATCATCCAATCGAACATGACGCATGTCAATCGAAGCACAGTCAATACCAAGACGCGTATAAATCGACGAAATAATCGAGCGTTCATTCGGGATCCGGAGTCTTGTTCGATCTGGCCTATACGCATAACCTGAACCAAAATCTCCATTATTACTATTACCATTAACTCCAAAATTTTTGGATTCTTGATTTCGATTCGAGAAGACGTTCCAAGCGTGTTTCAAACTTGCACCAAATTTCAACGAATTTCACCTCCTTTCCCAAAGATCACTCGAATGCCTCCTTGTTGGCCTTGTATGCAACATAAGCATCCATAAGAGCAGCAACATTATCGATCTTCTCGTCTTGTCTCTTCTTCAAGAGCTTACGGTTTCCGTTAGTGTCTTCCAACGTAATCGCATTCCCCATCGCAAAGGACATGAGTGACTGATCAAAGATAAGTAAGCGTTCTTCACTCAGAATTTTGAGTTCACCTAGAGGAACTGATTCAGTCTTGGCTCCTTGAATGACTTTCTCAATACCAAACGATCCGTTCTCCGCTTCCCAGCGAGTAACGAATTCTTTAGCATTGTATGGGTCAAACCCTAATGTACGAACATCATACTCAGACGTTTGAACAAATTGATCTAGATCTTCGTAGACTTCCATCATGTCAAGAACGCTGCCCTCCAAGACATGAAGACTCGCCTCGTTGATGAACTCATCGTACTTCGCGCGCATGGCTCCCGGAAGTTTCATCAATGTCAAAGATGTAATGTAACTCCGAGTCTTGACTCCAAACTTTTCACTTCCCAGAGGAAAGAGGAAAGTGAACGCGCAGAAGTCATCGCCTTGAGATAGGTCGGCTCCGAGAGAACACGGCAAACCCCAGAATTCACGCTGACGATGTGGAAGAGTTTCTTCGTATGTGAAGAAGTAAGTGTAACCTTCCATTGGGATACCGAAACGCTTGGCAAGGATGTCATTACGTGACGCTGGAGCTTTTTCAGCTCTTTCGACGTCCAGTTGATAAGTCTCATACGAGATCGTCGCGCCGAGATTTGGATTTGCCTTCAACCAAGTCGATGGGTCGCCAACTTCTTCAAGTTCATCGAGTTTGTAATGCCAGATCGAAACATGCGGAGCAAGATACTCGCCCTTGAGTATGTCAGCAAGTTCCATTTTGATAGTGTCGCCTGAACCTGCTCGAACAGTTCCTTCCGAACTAATAGCTACAATTAAATAGTCTTCTAGTTTCGACGCTCCCTGTTCAACTGCACCGACAACGTCCTCTCGGAGATCTCCCGATAGCCATTCATCGATGGTAGAGATCTTAGGGCGGAGACCTTGTAATTTATTGATTGCCATCGGGCGGACCTCAAGCAGTGAGCCCGTGAGGAAGTTCTCAATTCCTTTCTTTGTTGCGGCAAGCTTGACACGATTGGCCCTCGATCCCGTCGTGTTCTGCAAAGAACCTTCGGTCAAGAACTTGAACAAAGGTCCTCGCGCGCGCGTGATAGCTGTACGAAACGGGGACATGACTTCGTCCGCTTGTTTCATCGTAGGAGCTGTCGTAATCTGATGTGTAGTCGATGTATCAACATTCAGAAAGTAACTTTGAATCAATGAGGCATACATCGACTTGGCTGCGCCTCTCGCAACTATCAGATACTGCTTTAGGATTAGTCGCTTCTTGACTGTTCTGTGCTCATAATGCCCACCATGATTATCTTTGGTCGGTACATAGACACTTCTCTCGACGAAATAGTACCAACCAAAAATCTGCTCTGACCAGAGTTTGAACGAGTCCAGAAGATGTAAATCCGAGCCATCTGTTAGTGTCAACTCTCCTTCGCAAAAGCGGATAAAACCTTCTACCGCTTTGTCATCGTAGTAAATGTTAGGGTTAGCGATGAGCGAGTCAATTCGATTCATCTCCATAGAGATTTCCCGATTTACAGGAATGTCTCCTCGGAGAACTGCCTCCCGAAACCGACCATAGTAGATCGGTACCGCAGTATTAGACAGGCTCATGCTAACCCCCTTTCCCATCAGGCAACAGCAGCAGCTATACCAACACCCTTAATCAAATGCTTTATTACTTTCCTGCCCTTTTCAGATGTTGCCAGCTTTGTAGCCTCTTGTAAAGACTGCTTTCCCTGCGGGGTCTTCATGAAATTACCCACAGCCTTTATGCCTTTTTCATAGGTGGTTTGACCGACACCAGACCTATTGATTTGCTGCTCAAGATTTGTACGGTTGACCAATTGCTGCAACTCATTGGTAGAAAGAGCATGTGTACCACTACTCTTAAGCTTTTGAGTTACTATTTGAGCCGCAACCGCATCTGGATGTGCAGGAAGACCTCGACCGCCCTTGGTCTTGATCGTGGTTTTCACATTGGGGTGTGATTTGGTGTTAACCGTAACTTCTTGCTTTGCAGCGCGAGCAGCACTTGACTTACTCGCCCTTCTTTCCTTTCTCGATCCGCCAGATCCACTCGACCCACTCGGATCGCTTCTACGAACACCCCATTTCATACCCTTGATTCCATGATGCTCAAGAATATGATCCACTACCTCTTTACTGGCTAGTGTATCCATTTAAGCCGCTTGTCCTTCCCAAGGCCAAGGATAATATGGAGGATCAGGAGGACCAGGTGGATCTGGATCGACCCACTCTGTCTCCTCACGATGAACATTGAGCCGCCACTCGAGCTCTCTTACCTGATCTTGGAAAGCGGCAATTAGATATGATGTTGTCGGCGGATCAAACAGCAGACGTACACGCAAATATACGTACGTCTTGACCGAGTTGTACTGAAGATCAGTGTCGTCGATGAAATCTACCCACTCTGCAGTTTCATCCTCGATCATGAAACCTTCAGCCGGGCCAACTCCCAATTGGGTTAGAGTAGAGAATGCAGTATTGATATGGGTGATAATATCGTGATCAAATACTGTATAATCTTCCAAAATCCCGAGAATCTTCTTTGTTCCGGTGAGAATACTAGTTATCAACTACTCACCCCCTTTCATGGGTGCCTATTTAGGCAAGTTGGTAAAAGCCGCGATAGCCTTTCCCTTCTCGCCTCCATTCCACGACGTTTCGTTCTTCCTCTGCCATGTATGCGCAGGAGTGCCATCCTCATACCTCACAAACACCTCAAGCGTTCCTGTAGCATTGAGTGTGGCAGAGATTCCTGCTATCTTCTTGGGATCCGAACTGGCGAACTTACCACCATCCTGCCAAGCGGTTTCGCCCTTCCTTTGATACCTGTACCAAACCGTCTTTTTGTCTTCGCCAATCCACCATACGTGAATTGTTCCTCCATCAGACACAGCCGAGGCAATCAAATCTGTTTCCTCCTCTTGTGTAGGACCAGGACTAGGCGATCCACCACGAGCCATGTCGAGTACACGATCCATAGGGAATCCTGAACCACAATCGGTATGTCCTCCACCAGCGGATCCAAGATCTACATGCTGACAAACACCTCGTCCAGATCCCTGTGCCTGAGAAGCGTTCAATCTTGTAATGGGAATGCCATAGTAAGCTGCTTCTTCAGCAATCCATTTGGCACAATTGTCCAACATGTTAGGATGACGATTCCATTCGTCAATACTCCATGAAGCGAAAGCACAAAGCTCGATAGATACAGCTACAGAGTTAAACGACGACTGAGTCCAAGCTTTGTTACTTCTCTTGACATACTCGCCAATTGTATTGGACTTGTCATCGGCACCAACATGACTCGAAGCTCCTACATCACCTTGAAAGAAACCGCCAAGTGACTCGATTGTGCGGGCTCCCTCAGCGGTGTGAAGAACAATGAGTCGAACGCCACTACCACCTCGACTGGAATAGTTTGGTGATGCAATCCATACCCGCTTAAGAGCCATCAGGCAACCTCTGGTCTACGAGCAAGCCTTTCTTCCGCCGCTAGACGCCTGGAATCGTCGGGTGGAAGATATGCTGCGTCCTCATCATCGTCCAGCGGAGGAGTATGAGGATCGAATGGCTCGTCATCCGGTTCTGGATTCGGATCCACGTCAGGACGATCTTCTTCGTCAGGCGGAGAAGCTGGGGCAGGATCAGTTGGCGGAGGTGCAATTGGCGGTGGAGCTCCTTGCCCAGGAGGAGTCGGCGCTTGTTCCTCACTCATTCAAATCTCCCTTATCGTCAGGATTTTCAGGTGGTTTACTACCATGCATTCGATACCCGATGTAACCACCAAGTACACCAACTATGCCACCAATAGCAGCAATCAGAATTTGTGTGGCATTCTCGGAAAGCTGAATTTCTGGGACATTTTTTTCATTGTTTATAATTTGAACCATTGTCGCAACAATAATCAAGATAACTAGGAACGCCAATCCTAACGCCAGAATAATTGCTACTAAATCAACACCAGTTAAATTACGACGACGCTTGTTATTCTGTCTTGGAATAGTCAGATCGTGTCAGAGGCTCCGGAGGAATGTCCGCGGGACGAAGTGGTTGTGACGGAACCCGAAAGTCGCCCTGTGCTGCACGCCTTTCAGCGGTAGGGTCGTCTGACTTCTCTTGCGTCTGCTCTTCATCTACCATAACTTTGTATCTCCTGGTTGTCTTGTGACCGGTCCACGTGGTAAAAGACTTTCGTTACCGAAATGAATTGCGTTGTGAGTTTGCAGTGACGTCGTGATAAGATAATTCGGATCAATGATCCATAGTTCTCCATGCTTTATGTCATCTGGAGATATGGGATTCATATGGTGTACCAAAAGGCCAGAATGAATGTCGTACCCTTGAATACCCAGATCACACCCATTATCTCGAATAATTGCTGCATTTCGAGCTCTCTTCCACATGTGTGATCTGTAAAAATGCTGATTGAGCCATCTATCGAATCCAAACGTGCTGTATCCAACTTCCCCGCCTAATCGAAGATACTCATACCTTTCTTCAAAGGTATTCAATCGACGGAGCTCAGAGTATGTCAGGATCTTCGTCATTATCCTCAGAAGCTGGCATATCTCCCGCATATGACCGCATCGCTTTGATCGCATCAAGATATAGCTCTTCGATACGCTGCTGAGACTCTATCTGCTGCTTCTTAACTTCAAGAAGAGCGTTTTCATGCTCGAGTCTTTCTTGTTCGAGTCGTTCTCGAGTCGAACCAAGCTTCAGGAAGTGACTAATCACTTGAGATGACGCCGAACCCGCTCGAATCTGCTCTTCAGCAAGGTCAGTGGCCAAGGAAATCATCTCATTTTCCCGGGCCTCCGGAGTTGTCGCGGGTTTGCGGCGAGTTTCTTTACCTTCTGACCTCCTTCGCCTCGCTGCCACGCGACTTTCCTTTCACTTTTGTTTGTGGGAAAGTCCCTCCGGGGGTATTTTTTGG